CAATAATAGGAGTGCCACAAGAAAGAGATTCTAAAGTAGCAAGACCAAAGCCCTCTGCGTCTGAGATATTAACAGTACAGTCTGACATATTGTACATTAAAGCTAAACGCTTTAGATCTACTTTTTGCTGGCTAAATAGAACTTGCCCATCTGTGAGTCCAAGGTTCTCAATAATAGCCTGCAAGTCTTGACCATTTGGATCTTTAACTTCGGTGTGCATCACTAATGTAGCTTTATCGTGACCAACCTTATCAAGAAATTCCTTAAACCAAAAGATTAAAGAACCGGACTGTTTTCTTCTGGCATTTCGGTTATTCCAAAAGAAAACAAATTTGTCTGGATCATAGAAATCACCAAATACAGCTTTCTTAAACTTTGTAACCAATTCTTCATTTGATTCTGGTTTGAAAATATCGCTGTTCACCGCATGAGGAATATACTGAGATTTTACATTTGGTGCAACAGTCTTAACAATATCATCTGTTACTTTTGAGATTGTCGCAATGAAATCGTTTGACTCATAAGCCGGCTTATTAAAAGTAGGATAAGGATAGTTGTCCCAAACGTGATAATAAACCATGGGCATAAGAGGTCTAATCTCATTCTCCATCTCCCATAGCCAACCCCAAAAACGAGGATCGGTCATAAACCACATAATATCTGGACGTTCTTGTCTTATTAGTGATCTAACCATTTCTTTATTACCGTATCCATCAACTGGATACATAATCCAATCGTCACCATACTGGTCGGTCTTAATTGGGTCGTATTTAGGGTGTTTGATTGCGCCGCCGAACGAGCGGATTTGGAACTTGCCAGTTTTTAATAACGCTTCACAGATATACCTAGTTTGAGTTCCAACGCCGCTAGGACTAAGAGGCATATCACTAAGAGTGAAGATCTTAATTTTTTTATCCATTTAAACCTCATGAACAGTGTTCTGTCTTGTAGTATTCGCATACGCCATATTTGCCGTAACAGGAAAGTCTATTTTTGACGTGATTGCATTTATCAATATTATATACCGCTTTATTCAATAGTTTAAGGGCGTTGCCTATTTTCTTTTCGCCATTAGTAACTTTGAATAACTCAACATTATTCTTTTTTGCAGTTCTTTTTAGGAGGGCAAAGTGAGTTGTAATATCTTTAAAATCTTTTCCGTGCTTTTTGGCCCAGAAGTTCTTATAAAGAGTAAGCTGGTAGGTAATCATCTTATCTGTTTTCTTCCGACTATCCCAGCCCCAGGAACAAGTCTTCCAATCGATAACATGAAACTTTTTAGTATCTGGTGTGTAGACAACAAGGTCTATAAAACCTTTGAACTTCTTTTGAATCTTTTCGTTCTCAATAATTTCGTATAAAGGCTCCTCTACTGAAACCATCTCAAACTTTCCAAAGTATTTCTTAAGAGCAGGCAGAATAAACTGAATAAGATGCTTACCTTGCTGGCGCATGTCTGCAATAAGCTTTGAATCAAATTCCATACTAGGAGTTGACTCTTTTACTTTCTGCAGATTCTGCACAAACTCTTGCTCAAAAAGCTCTTCTAGACCTTGAGATTTTTTATTTTCATCAAAATCCTGCACTACTACTTCACAGACAGTGTGAAGAGCGGAACCAAAAGCAGTATGTTCGTTGCCTTTGAATTGCTTTATTTTATCAATGTAGTTTAGTTTGTGTTTCCATGGACAATCAGTCCATTCTTTTAATTCTGAATATGATATGTGGGACATCTATTCCTCTTCGTCTAAATTTAGTATTTGTTGTATTTTTTTGTATAGTTCTGGGCTAATCTCTTTTAGCTTTTGTCTGTCGCTATGATCTCCAACAATATAGTTCTCAAAACCATTTGCCCAATATTCTTTTAATGCAGTTATTGCATAAGGAGAAAAGAACAGACTATGTGTTTCGCCTCTTAGTTTATCATATCCTAGATCTTTATACAAGTACATATCGAACTTTTTATCATATTCTGGGTTGATATAATCCAACATTTTGTCCATTGGCTCCCCTAACATATGGAAAAGCCTTTTTCTTTTTCCTAAAAACTCTTTCTCAACCAAGCCATCATCATAAATAAAGTCATTAAACTTGCGTTGTCTTTCAATAGCATGGGCCATTTCGTGTACTATGTCGTCAATTAAATCATCAGCATCATCTTGTTCGTTTGTTATATAAAGACATCCATCTTTATACATCGCATTAATTTGTCTATCTTCAAATTCTTCTAATTGTCCGACAATTATCATTTCAACTTCAGATAAAAATCTTGAAGGAATCCTTTCTTCGACAGTATTAACTATTTCTTCCATGTCAAGACCATTTGTTAATGGATCCTTGACATAAACATTAATACCGTTAGGGGTATAAAAATTATCCATCTGTCTGTTTTTTTCCATTATGTAACTAATCATAGTTTTATTATAACACACAAACGACTAATCGTCAATAAACTACAAAACCTTTGAAGCTAAAGTCGCCAATTCCGATCTTTCGCCCTTTCTAAAGGTTATGTGCCCAGCTATCTTAAAATCCTTAAAACTCTCAACAGCGTGAGCCAAGCCATTTGATGTCTCGTTTACATATACGTTATCAATTTGTTCAATATCACCAGTTAAGATGATTTTTGTTCCCTCGCCTACCCTTGTAAGAATAGTTTTGAGTTCGTGTCTTGTGAGGTTTTGTGCTTCGTCAATGATAATAAAAGCATTTGTGATAGATCGACCACGAATGTAAGTGATGGCTTCTATCTCAATAATACCTTGTTCAAAATACATTTTTACAGTATCTCTATCATTTCCCATCAAGAATTCTAGATTATCTTTGATAGGCATTAACCAAGGATCCATTTTTTCCTCAAGTGTTCCGGGCAAAAAGCCGATGTCTTTACCCAGTGGTTGGATTGGACGAGATACAATCAACTTCTTGTATTCGGCTTCCTCGCCTAAAACTTGTTCCAATCCAGCCGCTACTGCTAACAGGGTTTTACCAGAACCAGCCTGACCAATAAGAGAAACTACTTCAACATCTGGATCCATTAATAGATCTAATGCGAAAGTTTGCTCTTTGTTTCTCGCATCAATACCCCACACAGTTTCTGTATTATACATTTTCATTAGTGGATCATTGTAACTAAAAAACCTAGCCAATGCTGTTTTTTTATCATTAGAGTTTGAGACAAGCATTACATACTGATTTGGATGCAATCTGATTTCATCTTTATCTGCAAAGATTTTTTCACCAGAATAAAAAGAATTAATTACTTGCTCATCTACAAGGTACTTTGTAAGACCTGTAAATACTTCGTCTTTATTTTCTACTGTATCGTGAGCAATGTAATCTTCACATAAAAGACCGAGAGAATCACACTTGACCCGCATATTAATGTCTTGCGATACAACAATGACTTTTTTTCTTTTATACTCGCTCTTAATTGTAAGGGCAGTTGCTATGATTTGATTATCTGGTACAGAAAGATCAAAGTCGTGTGGTAAACCCTCTGTATCATAGTGCTTTACAAATAGTTTTCCCTTACTTTCCCCAAGGGATACGCCTTTAAAAAGACTTCCTTTGGTTCGGTAGACATCAAGTACACGAATGACGTGACGAGCATTAAAACCGGCTCCATCTTGCCTTGCTTTGTTTTTATCTATTTCGTCTAGAACTTTAAGTGGGATAACGATGTCGTTGTCTTCAAAATGTTTAAGGCAGTTTGGGTCAGACAAGAAAACGCAGGTGTCTAATACAAATGTTTTTTTCACAGGATTACCTCGTACAGTAAATACTACCTTAAAATAATAAAGTTTAAACTTTTTTATAACTACTTATTGTATGCGAATAAGTCTCTTATCAACAATAACATTATTTCTATTTGTTATTTCAATAACTTCGTGTGCTTCATCAAATTTGAACTTTCAAAGAGATGCAAGAGACACATTTGTTAAAATCAAGCAAAATGTAAAAATAACAGTGTGTAATCCTAATGATCCAAACGATTGTTTAGAAAAAGACTCCGTTTCTACTGGATCTGGTGCAGTTATTTTTAGAACCGACGAAGGGTCTTATGTCTTAACTGCTGGTCACGTTTGCACATTTGAAAAAGAGATGCTTATTGCCGCTCAAGTAGGAGCAAGTAGATTAGATGTAGATATGAAGTCTATTAGCTTTAAGATGGGCGAATACACTTCTGATATTATTTCTATCGATGATACTATTGATACTTGCTTGCTTTTTGCACACAATCTACTAACAACGAAAGTAGCAAAGGTCGCATCAAGATTAACCACCATTGAAGAAGGTGAAAGAGTTTATAACGTTGCTGCTCCTGTTGGTATTTTCTACGAAGATGTTGTTCCACTATTGGAAGGCTTCTACATGGGTCAAACTGGTATGAAGGCTTACTATACTGTTCCAGCAATGGGAGGATCTTCTGGATCTCCTATCTTTAACTACGACAATGAAATCGTTGGTATGATCCATTCTGTTAATGTTTATTTCCCAGTTGTGTCTGTCTCACCACCCCTAAAAGAACTTCGTGCTTTTATTAAAGCAGGAGTTGCAAAAGGTGAAAGAGTTAGATTAAAGTTGGATGAGAAGAAAAAAGAAAGAGTTGTTGAGCCTTTTTGGGAAGGTCTTGGATTGTCACCAATGAGTACCCCAAGTGATTTATCCTTTTAGTATCGAGAGGGGGACTCGAACCCCCACACACGCTTAAGTGCGGCAGATTTTAAGTCTGCTGTGTCTACCAATTCCACCATCCCGACATAATCATTTTTATACCATACAAAAACTTTTTTTATAAGTCAAGAAAAAAATCATTTTTTTATTCATAGTTATATTAAGGGGTGTGCGTATGGTTTCAGTACCATTATTTATTTACGTTCTATTTCTCCATTATCTTGGAGATTATATTTTTCAACCATACTGGCTTTCTGTACAAAAATCAGAAAGTCAAAAAATGCTCCTTTATCACGTTTTTATTTATACCGCAGTTTTATATTTGGGTTTAATTTTTGTGGTTGGGTTAAAGAGTGTGCTTGTGTTTTCTGGTATTACTTTTGTTTTGCATTATGTAGTTGATTTTGCAACCAGCAGAGTTATAACAGATAACTCATCAAGTCTGATTTTGGACCCCGATGTTTCTAAGCCAATACACAAACGGCTTAAACTTTGGGGTCCAATCAGCCTTCTTGGGTTTGATCAACTACTTCACCAAGCCTGTCTTCTTATTGCTCTTTATTTCTCTTTGTAAAAATCTTTTAACTTATACATTTTTTCTACTTCTTTGAGAGTGTGCCTCAAAATAGTCT